GTAGGAAGCTTAGGCTCTTCATCTTCTGTACCGTAAAGCATATCTTCAAGCTGTGCGAGCTTTTCAGCATCCACCTTAGTGGAGTCTACGATAAGGTGAGCAGTAGGCTCAAATGTACCACAGTCAACCTTGGTTGTGCTGAACTCCCAAGAAAGTGTAGTAGGTTCAACCTCTTCACCGATAGTGGGATTTTCCTTCTCAGCTACGGATGCAAGACAGTTGTATACCAAGTGGATCTTGTAACCATACTTGGTACCGAGAGTATCATTACCGATACCTGTTCTGTAAGTAAGACCGAAACGAGCGCGGTTCTGCTGTGTAGCATATACGCCTTCTGCGATCTTAACTACGCCATTACAAGCCTCGAACTCATCGGGATATGTGTAAGCCTCGATCGTGCCCTTGAATTCCTCAGAAGACATGATCTCAACATACTTTCTGTTGTTTGCGTAAAGAGGGCTAGGTTCAGCTCCCTCGGGTGATTCATTAACAGCTGTCAAACCGTTCCATGCTGCGCCTGTTTCATAAACACCAGCAGCGGTCATAGGGTAAACTACAGCTCTATCGACGCCGGCTTCATAAGTTTTCTCACCAGCCTGGTCCCATACCAATCTAGACATATGTTGTCCTCCTTCTTATTAATAATAAATTTTTAGTATAGTGTGATTTAGGTTATCAGCAGTGTAAGTCTGTTCGATACTGCAATATTGGAATCGTCTAAGTATCATTTCGGGAATTACACTGTCTGGATCTAAATCTATTACAACCGCCTCATACACATCTGTAAGAATGTATATACCATTATTGGCACGCCTTAAAGCGGGCGGTAATTTCTTGTATCGAATACAAGGGTATTTCATACCAACCGATTTAGGGGGGTTGAAATATACTCTACTTTCTTTCTCGTCCTTAGTGCCTAAAACATCTATGAACTCGTTATGCAGATCAAGCCTGCTCGCCATTATATACACCCCCCACGGTTAATATTAGTCTTGGGTAACGAACTTCGACGCTAGTAATCTTCCATTTGTGACCCATAAACTCGACATATTTCATTAGGTGAGAATTCTCCATGGCATATGGATCTGTCAAAACGCTTACTTGATTACTGAGGTTTAGGTTATCGTTTGTGCTATTGGATGATGGAACCCAATTACCGACATTTCTAAGTAGTTCGCCAGTATATGTACGTTCTATTATTCGGTCCATCCATACGCCAGGTCGCTCTTCATACGACTCAGCGTAACCGATTACTCCAAAGAATTTCGCCATTTTGAATTTTCTCCTTTAGTTTTTATTAACCCTCAGCTGTAGTGGGCTCTTCAAGAGCGATAGCTGCGAAGGGCTTAACAAGAGCACCGGAGAGTCTTGTCTCCATGAGGTACTTGTACTTATTGAAGTCAATATCGAAGTCGTCAAACTTAACAACTTCGCCGCCCTTTGTGGAACCGAACTGGTAGTCAGCAAGATTTACAAAGAGACCGATAAGCTTCTTAGTAGCGCCTTCCTTAGTTGTTCTTGTCTTACCAGCCATCTGCTCAACTTCGTAGATTTCACCAACGTTAAGAGCCTTAACAAGGTCAGCCTTGGACTCATACATACGATGACCGCTGATGTCACGAGCGAGAAGCATTACGTTAACAAAGTGAGGATCGCAATAGAAGTCAGGTTTACCTGTACCCTTATACTTCTCACGAGCATAGAGAGCTGTCTCGATTGTAGCTTCAGCCTTGATGAAGTTTTCACCGAAGTTAGCGCCAGTGTTTGTGCCCTGGAGCTTAGTCTTCATAGCTTCATAGTCTACATCTGCGTGAATTGTGTAGAGCTCCTCGTCATTCCAGATAGAACGAACATGCTCTTCCTTGATCTTGTCATGATCGAGATCATCACGACCGTCACCGATAAGAGCTGCGAGAGCAAGAGTCTCATACATAGCATCCTTCATGATTGCCCAGTTGTATGCAACCTGATCGAAATCGGTTGTATCAACAATGTCATCACGATGCATTTCGTCCTTTACATAGATTGTCTGAGGATCGGTTGTTCTACCGATGAGCTTGATTGTGTCGATGAGCTTCTTCTCATCACCCTTCTTCTGGTAACCCTTAGCCTTGAGTTCAGCCTGACGTCTATCTGCCTGACGTGTACGGATACGGCTGTAAGGAGACTTATGGATCTTGTTGATTACGGACATTACCCATGTCTGGTCGGGACCGATAATCGCAGGAGCGCCAGGGTTAAGGTTCTTGTAATCGGGAAGCAATGCCTCAAGAGCCTCGGTATCAAAACCGTGCTGGAGAGTTTCATTGTTCTCTCTATACATCTCCATAGCGAGCTTAAAGCTACCTACATTGGAACCTTTTGCCAAGTTGATGATGGCTTCCTGATCGGCGTGGCTAAGAACATTTTCGTTCTTTGTGGTTTCCTGATCAAATACATTGTGTTTCATAGTTTCTTTTCCTCCTTCGGATTTTTCATTATTTTCTTTATCTTCTTTATTAGAAGTAGCGTCATCGATAGCCATACCGATAACTGCATAAACAGCTTCCTGCTGTTCTTCATTCAAGGTGTCAAGTATTTCTTTAATTGACTTGCCGCCTTCTTTAGACTTTTCTTCCATCTTGTTCTCCTTTTTATCTTCGTGTTCGATAACTTCTTCATTATCTTCAGATTCGATAGATTCTTCGTTGTCTTCAGACTCTTCTTCATCCTCATCAGCGTGATACATACTAATACCATCGCCCTGTCCGGTATAAAGAACGCCTTCTGTGTCATAGATTATAATGTCGTCTTCATCATCACTATGTGTAATAACGTTATCGATCTTAGCACCAGGATTAGCACCTGCAAGAACAAGACTTACTTCAATTATGTTGCCATGGAGTACATCAGCGCCGTTCTGTCTAAGTCTATTAGCGAAAATAGACATGGATTTAACATCGCCGTGTTCTACCAACGCTTTCGCATTCTTACCCTGTTCGGTGTCATTACATGAACAGTATCCATACAAGCCTTCATCACGATGTTCCAAAAGAACCTGACCAAGGACTCTGAAAGGATCGTCATGCTGGTGGCCCCACACAAGCGGAACTACCTGACCATCGAAATGTTTGAATGCGTCTTTCATGATGGTTCGACCATCTGTACATTTAATGTTGGCTTTGGTGACCCAACCACTAAAGTCGTATTTATCCATTTTGATTTTCTCCTCCTTCTTTAGAATCTTCTGTAATTTCTTCAGTCACTTTCGCTGACGGCTCGGACTTCGCATTAGGCTGAGAGATGTTACTATTAATCAACTGATCAGCTTTAGGATCTTTTGAAGGTTTCATACCAATCTTCTGTCTAATTTCGTTCGACGTCATGATTTCGTTTCTTGTAAACTTATCCGATGCCTCAGCCAGTTTGTCAACAGGAGTAAGACTAAACGGATCTCTGTAGTACGCAATTGACTGTGATTGCGATCTAGCAGTTTTTGATAGAAACTTTCGTTTCATTTCATCAACAAATGCCGCAACAATAGGCTTGATTGTTCGGTTGTGGTAATTAAGCATCGTCTGCTCATCCGCGGTTCCATCCAATATGCTCTGAGTGATTCCTAACTGGCTATATAGCATACTCGTTAGGTATTCAATCTGTTTCATAAGGTTGTTTTCCACAGGACGATTGAGCTGCGTAATTCGTTCGGTACCGTCTGTGTAGGCAATACCGTACTTTGAACCGGACAACTGCATTTCTATATCTTTTCGCCTTTCTTCGGCTTGCTGACGACGTGCTGGGGTTTTTATAACATATGGTAACTGAATAATTAAGTCTAATTTTCCAGAACCACTCTGTTCATCTATAGCATCTAGAAGTGAGAGTTTTCTCACGAGACGCTGCATGGTTGAGTTGGGCTCGTTCATGACTGTGAAGAACGGGTTTTCGATAATAGCGACCATTCTTTTAGGAAGTTTAATGTCTTCTCTTCTGCCGGTACGCTCGTTATATACGTTCAATTTCACATGCTGCGGATACCATTCGACTATTCGACCTGTTCTCATGGTTTCAATCTTGAAAGATTCAGTATCAAGGGGATCGATGTCGGTATCAACAGGAACCAGAGCCACAACACCTTCATCAAACATTGACTGTATAGCGTCATGAATGAATGCTCTACCTGTTTGGTCGATATTTGACTCGATTGTTAAACAGTTGTCGAGACCAGAGTTTATGTAATCTATAAATCTTCCTTCTTCATCCAGTCGAACGTGTCTAATATCGAGGTCTGCGACGTCTAATGCTATTCGATTGTAAATAGAGGTCACGATGGTTCGCTCGTTGCCTCGGGTATATCTAACTCTGTCGGGTCTATAGACCGAACCCACCCCCCGCTCAGAGTCAAATTTATATGTGGGGTCACGGTTGTTGGCGAACGCGTTCCAACCGCGCTTAAATCTTTGCAGTATTCCCATTTCGAAAATTTACCTCCTTATCGTTCGTTTACTCAAAAGCTTCTTTATTGTTCTTGTAGGCGATATAAGCGTCCATCATAGCTGCAACGGCGTCTATCTTTTGGTCATATCGCTTCTTAAGTAACTTTCTATTACCATTTGTATCTTCAAGAGCTATGCAGTTACCCATAGTAAAAGTCATG